TGAGGATCGGTGCCACAGAATTGGTCAGCATCATCCTGTGACTTACGTTGATCTTGTGACCCGGGGTTCGATTGATGAATACATTGTCCGTTCCCTTCGGGCGAAGATTGATCTTTCAGCGAAGACTCTTGGGGAAGAAGTTCGTCAATGGTTGGAGGTATCACCCCGTTAAAATGTCTGTTAGCAGCATTTTTGCGTGATAGTTTTGGATCAACATTACGGGAGAAATGATGGGGATAACGATGAACTTCGTAGGTGTCGAGGCAAACATAAAGTAATTGAACACCAAGTTCTCGTTGAAGTTTTGTTCTTTGTCGGGAGATTATTGTGCCGTCACTGCGGCGGGACACGGTCTTTACGTCGAAACGATGTTCAATTCCCTCTTGGTCTAACGCTATTAAATCGATTGGTCCTTGTTCAATATACGGAGCATACACATAACAACCTTTCATAATTAAATAGTCAGCAGCAAGGAGCTCGGATCTTTTACCCATTGCTATTTTATAATCGGGGCCGTCACTTATTTTTTTATTTTTTCGCATTTTTTAGTTGACCTCAAAAGTATTTATAGGATAAGTTGGGGCAACATAACATCTAATACCGTGGAGGTAAAGCGTTGGATACAACAAAGTGGAAATCAATTGCTGTTTCGATAGATGTGTACGGAGCTTTGCGTGAAATGGCAGATGTCAATGATCGCAGTGTTTCAAAACAAGTGGCACATTTGGTACGCATGGCATCGATAGATGCTTCTAACTCTGAAGCAAGGATTGCAGAAGCTGTTAGTAAGAGAGCTTAAAAAACAATTTGACTACACTGTATCTGTTGTTGTAGGTACAGTGCCTCATACCCGAAGGGGTTAAACTTTAACGAAGGAGACAGAAAGATGAGCGATATATTCTCGCTAATGGACGAGGAGGTCGATGCCGGTAAGTTCGACAAAGTAAGCGGTGAGAAGGGCAGCGCATTGTCTACCCTAATCCGTGAGTCTATCAAGATCGACGAAGAGATTGCACAAGCAGAGCAGTATCTGAAGGATCTGAAGTTCAAGAAAAGAAAAGTTAACGAAGAAGACATACCATCTCTTATGCAGGAGATGGGCATGGATAGTATTACCGTTGACGGTAATAAGGTAGCACTTCGTCAATTTGTGCATGCTAGGATCACTGATGAAAAGAGGGACGAGGCTTTTTCTTGGCTACGTTCTATCGGTGAAGGCGACATCATAAAGAATGATGTAACAGTTTCGTTCAACGTCGGTCAGGATAACATGGCTGGTGCGGTGATCGATGACCTTCGCAATCAGGGATTTGAACCAGCGCAAAAAACTCACGTTCATCCGCAAACCTTAAAGGCTTGGGTGAAGGGGCGTATTGAATCTGGTAAAGACATCGACTTTGATACGTTCGGTATCTATGTCGGCACTGAAGCTAAAATTAAGAGGAACTAAAATGGCTGATACACAAGTAGCAGAAGCAAAGTCCACAGCAGTGGCAAATATAATGGATGACCTGTTCGCAAGCGCAGGTCAAGGCATGGACCAAATTGGTGTAGAGGATATGCA